ATGAATACCGCTCTTTTCTTTTGCATTCTTTAAGTCAGTTTGGCGGAAGTCACCGCAAAAGACAATCTTTGTCCCTTCGCCTACACGAGTGATAACTGAGTCAAGTTCCGCGAATGAAAGGTTCTGGATCTCATCTACGATTACCACCGCATTGTCAATAGTCAAACCACGAATAAACGAGGTTGACATGAATTCTATTACATTTTTATTCTTGAGAATATCGTAAGCATCACCACGGCAAAGCAGGTTGTTTACGATTTCTCGATAGGGTTGCTCATAAACTCTTAGTTTTTCATCCAATGTTCCTGGCATAAAGCCAACGTCGCGTGTTGCCACTGCGCTTCTAACAATATAGATCTTTTTGAATGTACCATATTCCAACATTTCCTTTAATGCAAGGTATAACGAAATAAATGTTTTACCTGTACCAGCAATTCCGTGTAGCAGTAGGTGGTTATCATAAAACGAGCGAAACACTATATTCTGCGTTTCCGTCATCGGATTGATCTCTCTTAACTCTAAACCTAAACTATTAATCTTTACCACTTTCTTAGCTGCTGTTTTGGCGGTTCTTTTCATTGAAGATCCTTGTTGTTTTAGTTTATGGAATCATCACCAATCGTTTATTGTGTTCCCCCTGTGTTTGGATTTAATCTTTTGTAGAACTTCGCGGAAACCAGCGTCTGGCTTCTTGGCGTCGTTATAGCTGAATGTTGTTGGCGTTTCATGCCATTGTATGACGTGCGGATTCTCCGAGAGGAATGTTTCCATCTCAGAGATCTTCATAAACTTTTCGAAGACTTCTTCAGTTTCAGTGTTTTTGAGATTGTACAGTGGCATCTTTAATCTGCTCTATAAAGTGATCAATTAACTCATCGTTAAGTGCTGGAAGAATCTGTTTTGCTTGTGTGCGCGTCAGCGTTTTCTCGTGTATGAGCTGAGAAAGAACTACGCTTCCGCCACAAATAGCACCCTTGATAAAGCCAGCGGTCTTACCTTGTCGGTGCATGTACCAACCATAAATTGCTAGGATAATCAAAGCAAATACAATTGTCATTTCCATCGATAATCCTCTTCGTCATCAAAATCATCTTCGGTATATTCCAGCAGATGGTCGAGATCGTTTGACCTGAGTGCATTTTTGAGATTACGTTCTTTGCGCTCAGGACGTTTTGGTTTTTTGATGTTGTCTTCCCTTTCGTGAAAAGACGCTCGTTTTATAGTCATACAGCTTGTTTCTTAGCTTCTTTTTCAGCTTTAGCATTATCTTCTGCAACTTGCTTGGGAAACAACAGCGGATATGCCTTCCTAGCAACATGAGCCGACATCGGTTTCCACGGTGTACGATGCTCCTTCATAGCAAGGATTAATTTTGCGTCCTCGGGATGTAATCCTTCGAGGTACTGAATGAATAGTTGTTCGCGACGAACTTTGGCGATGTTGTTTCCAGGAAAGAAAAGATACATCTTCTTCCACTCTGAATACAGACGCTCTTCTAAATCAGAAGATTGTTCTTGGGTCGCTGGTTTATAGGGTGGTTCGCCCGAAGGAAGATCTAAGTTGATATCTTCGTCGAACATAACTTTAAGGACACCTTGCAGGACTACACTATCATGTTTGTGTAAGTGTTCTACTCGGGATTGTACATCGGGAAGCGCAGCAGCTTCCTCGAGAATTTGGGAGATGCGTTTCATCATTAGAATTCCGAAATGTTTTCCATTAAAAACTTTAGTTTGTGTTTGATAAAGTAGTTAAACAGTTGGTTCCTATCTTTACCTGCTTCCGAGTCATACTCTTGGATAATCCTATCCTTAATCTCACTCGGTATATTATTTAGTGAAATCAAAAGCTCGTTTCGTTTCCAGTTGCGTTGCTCTTCGTCTTTCAACTGCTCAAACGGAGTAGTCATAAAGTAGTCAAGTCGCTTCTGGGTAATGATACCCTGTCGCGTACCAGTCACAAGGCAGTCATCCTTAGATAGGATGTTCGGAATGCCGTCGCTGGTATCGCCACGGATAATATGCTCGCGCAGGAACTCGTCGGCATCCGTACAGCTCAGCATGCGCTTGCGCGTAGGATCGTACTGCTCGACGTTATTATAGCATTGCAGTTGCTTGAAGTCTTTGTCACCAGAGACAATCATAATCTTTTCAGCATTGCCGAACTCGACACCAAACTTGTGTACGAGGACACCGATAACGTCATCGGCTTCAGCATTATCTACGTGAATGACACGATACGGAAAGTACGCTTTCAACTCCTCGCGGACTTTAGCGAATGTGTCAAACACAGTCGTCCAGTCCATATCAGAAGCATCGCGACTCTTACGACGGTTGGCTTTGTAGTACGGAAACGCACCACGACGCCAGCTGCTGGAGTCACAGGCGATAACCATCTCACCGTAGTCGGCTGCAAACTTCTTACGGATATTACGCAATCCGTTCAGAATCATGTGGCGAAGCAGATCTTCATCTAGCTTGGCATTTTGATGAGAGCCAAGCTGAGTCATCAGATTAGCAATCATTACTTGTTGTAAGTCAATTATAAACATTTTATGTTACCATTTCATAGAAATCTTCTGCGGTGACCTGCAGTGGGTGTAGGATATTACGTTCTCCGAGTAGCATAGAGTACATGGCTTCTCGGAACAGAATATAGTCTTTTGGGTTCACTTCCGTGGGCTTGATACCACGACTCACAAGAATCGTCCATGCAGCTTGCAGTGCAAGATCGGCGATGTCGGTGACCTCGTCATAAGCAGTAACAAAGTTGTCAACAACTTCAGAAACTTGTTTCTCGGTCTTGACTTCTTCCTGTTTAGCTTTGAATCGGTCAGCAACGTCAATTACATTATTATCGCTCATAGATATTTCGCCTTTCGTCCTCGCTTCATTGGCACGACTGGTTCTTCGATCTCGTCGATCATTTCATCGCGCGGATCACGGAAAGATAGCGGAAGATCGGTGCCAGCATTTATCTTTACTGTATAACCCAGCTCGCGCCAGCTGACAGCATGTTGAATAGCAATTGTTTTATTGTCATAATCTAGTTCTAAGCAATGACCTTGGCGTGGTCGCTTGTGATAAAAGATTTGTACAGTCCAATATTGTTTACGCATTACCATACCTTGTAAAGAATTGTGGTATCATTCATACGACCACTAGCAGGTCGCGCTTCAGTTTTCAACTGCTTGAATTGACGTTCAGCATTGATACGAGTATCAACAAGCGGAAGAATGTCAAGCGGTTTGCGAAGTTTCTTAAAGAAAGATTTCGTTTCGTCGAAGTTTGTGATGCTAGTTCCCTTGACCGAGAAGCCACCCTCGTTCGCATAGTACAGCGAAAGGTCGCGTGTCTTGGTATTAAAAACAACCAGATACTTGGCACCGATAATCTTCGCAGGGTCAATAGATGCGATACGGAAGTCGGCATTCTCGCGCTGATATTTCAGCTTGCCAATAATCTTCTCAATCTTCGGCGGTTTCTTAGTGCGTGGTTTGCGAGCAGCAGATTTCGTAACAGCTTTGATCTGCTTGAATTGCGTATTCATGTCGTTAAGCAGTTCGATAGTTTGCTTGACTGCTTTCCAGCTGACGTGATTGTAGCCCTCGAGAAGTTGCTCGTCTTCCTTATCAGTCAGTTCGTTGAGTTCGTCGAGAAGCGACGAATACTCTTTCGATAATTCGTCGAGGTGGAACTTAGTTGCTTTCATAGTCATCAACGTCTTATAGAAGTCGACTTTAATCTTCTCTCCCGCGAGCGAGCGTGCGATGAGATCGTCCATGAATTCAAGCATTTCACTAGGAACAGCTTTCGGCTTGGAAACTTTGTTTACGATGATAGGATTACCATCGTCGTCAAGTTCCGGACGCTTGGAATCTAGGACACTATCAATACTTTGTTTGATGGTCGCGTGATACTTAGGATCGATAGTGGATCCGTTAATGTATAGACGCGCGAGAGATGCGGTGGTAGGAATTATCTTTCGTACCTTACCAGACACAGTAGCAATATCATCTTTGCTGTACTTGTTCTTTGTCATGTATCCTACAATCCACTTCTTGGCATTGTCAGGAGTCCATTGATTGTTAAACCAGTTGAGTGCACGAACAAACTCCACACCCTCTGGGTTATGGATTACAGGTTCGCCACCAACGGTATCATATTGTTTACGCGGTTTGCGTTTCTTTTCTGGCTGAGCCATAACTATCCTTTAGATCTATTATACTACGATTTTGGTTAAAAGTAAAATTATACAACGCTGGCATTTTGCGTATGCTTGCATTGACGGCGAAATTGAAATCCAGCACA